ACCCGAGCACGACCGGAGGCATCCTTTTACCCCGTGGCGTGAGCCTTTGCGGCATTGACCTGCGCAAGACGATCATCCGCCCTGATGCAGTACCTGCCGTTGCGGATGAGGCTAGTAATGTCAGCAACCGCCGCTCGATCTTCAAGGTAACAGGCACTGGCTACTACTTTGGCTTCACCTTCATGGATAAGGTGGGTAGCACGGCCAGCCATCACCTACTCCATTGCTTTGAATTTGCTAGCCAAAGCGAACTGGATGAGTTCTATACGAAGATCCGCCAAGCATTTGGTGGTGCTAATAATACAGGCGGGCTTGATAATGCACTGGCCGTCACCCGTAGTTCGGAATATGAAATCGTTGGCCCTCAGCCTGCAAGTGGTTCGCAGACGGTAAATACAGACACCACGCTGAGCGCCAGCCCATACATCTTCAACTGCTCGATCCGCTCGATGTATGGCCTTGGTGGCATTCTTGCGGATGGCAGCAAGCCAACAGGCTTCAAGTCGATGGTGATCGCGCAGTTCACTGGTGTGAGCTTGCAGCGTGATCTTTCCTGCTGGCAGAAGTACAGCGGTGGATCATGGGGCAGCTTTGCTGATTACGCCGATTACATCAACACGCAGCCAGATAATGTCCGGATGAACCCGGCGCGGTTGAGCTTTCATATCAGGGCGATCAATAATGCAATCATCCAGGAAGTGTCGGTGTTTGCCATTGGGCAGGGTGTACACCATTGGACTCAAGCCGGTGGTGAGCTGACGATCACCAACAGCAATTCCAACTTCGGTGGCTGCGCCGCAATCTCTGAAGGCTATCGCACGGTTTCGTTCCCACCAGACAAGAACTGGACTGTAGGCAACATCCGTGTTGCTGCCAATCTCTCAGACCTGACTAACAGCGTTGAGCTGATTTATCTCGGCACTGTTGCCAGCTACACCAGCTCCACGATCACGCTGACCACTGCATTAGCAGATTCTGAAGCAGTTCCAGGCGTTCCTGATCTTGTCGCCCGTGGTGGCTACACGTTGCGTAGTGGCAGCCGCGTCTGGGTTGAGAATCCAGCCGGTACGGATTGGTCATCGACATTCACGAGCAGCGCCTGGTCATCTGGCAGCCCAACGGTTCTCAATATCAACACTGCCCTGTCAGTGACAGGCGATCAGAATCCCGTTGGTAAGCGGCTGTATATCCGCCGGCTGGTGGATACCCGCACACCTGAGCAACGGCAGTTCTATCTGCTGCTCAACAATACGGACTCGGCGGCACGTACACCCGTGCGTGATTACGTGTTGCAGACGGTTGAAGGTGGCACGGGGATCGCCAGCAGCATTCCAACCACCAGCGCAATCCTGGTTCAGACATCAAAGCGCACGAAGCCCGATGGTGTTGCCCGAGCTTGTGAAGTGGTGTTGCGTCGCGGCAATGCGTCTGTCACCTGGACATCAGGAGCGTTGTATCGCGTGGGTGATACGGTCAAAAAGGACAACAAGCACTACACTTGCCTCGTTCAAAACAGTGATACAACCTTCGATACGGAGAAATGGGATGAGAGCTTTGTACATACCAGCAGCAGCTTCAACCCCGAGGACTTCTGGAAGAATACGACGCCTATTCTGATCTTTGATAATGATACAAGCAGCAGCCAAGATTCAACAACGCTTGGCTATAACCTGACAACAGTATGGAACACAGATGCGCTGGTCCAAGCGCAATATCGCAGCGCGACGGATTATCGCGGCTGTCATTTGTTTTTGACGGCACTTGGCTTTAGTTCAGCGCAGGCGCATACGATCCTGACACCACAGCCCAATGCAAGCCGCAATCGCAATCCAAACATAAGCGGCGATATGGGCGGTTATGTTCCAAGCGGTGCCGCAAACGCGCTTGGCAACTGGCCGCTGGAATTCAGGCGTCCGAGCATCATTCGATTGTTTGGTCATGCGTGGGAATGGGCTGGCACGCTGAACTACACCAAAGCACTGCCGCCTTATCAGGGTGAACTATCAGATCAAAATCAGTTCAGCTACTACTTCACCAGCGCCAACGGTGGGCGTGTCTATGGCACGGGCTTTAACGAAGAAGGCTTCCAGGTGTCACCCCGAGGGCTGGAGGATATTTCCACTGGTGAAACGATCAGCGTTGAAAATCTGGGCAGCAGCGACATCGACCCACCGACGCAGCTTAATAATTTAACGCTGACGGGTACGACAACGATCAAAGATGTGCTTGATATTCAGGCGACGAACATTTCGTTCCCGACGAATGCACGTGGCACAACGGCTCAGTATGGCGTCGCACAGTTAGCTGATGCGGCCGCACTGCGCTCTGGTGTTGGCATCAGTGGTAGCAATGATACCCAGCGCAATGCGTCAATTGATACGGCACCGGAAGTGGTGACGGTTAAAGCGCTTGAGTATTGGAGAGTGCATAACCGGTTGCTGTCACAGCGTAGCGGAACTCAGTATGTCTATGTTGATCCAACATCAGACAATGATCTCACCACCATTGATCAGCTTCTAGCGGCACCACCTACAAGTGCCTCCACAAGAGTTAAGACCCTGAGGGCAGCAGTGTTGTATGCCACTAACGTATTTTCTTCGGCTGAGACCGTTGAATTTCGCCTTGGCCCTGGGCTATACATAGAGGCGGGCACGCTAACATTCAATTCAATCACACGTATCAGGGCGTGGGATTTTAATTCAAATGCCTATTTGAATGATTCAAGCGATGGTGGAACGGTGCCATACGCAACTGCTAATTTTTATGACCCAACAAAACAGCCGACGTTTTTAACACAGCCAAACGCAAGCTATCCGTATTCGTCTGGCAGTGTCAATCCAACTCTGTTGTACGTTGACCCTTTACAGTTCAATTTTAAGCAAGCTGCAACAGTAACAGGAGTTGCATGGTGGGGATCTATAACAACAATGAGTAGCGCGAGTGTTCCCGACTCTTTCTTTCGCACCGCTGACCAAGACATCGCCGCAGATCAAACCAGTCCAACAAACTGGCGAACATATTGCCTTGCAGATCCTGGCAACTCCCTTAATTACTATTTAAGAGATCTTGCTGTTGCCGGAAGTTCAACCAATCCGACAATTTTCGGTCTTCGCCAAAATCCATGTATAGCTTTTGCAGCCGAAGGCACTATTGAAAACATATCAATTGGCGCAATCGTTCCAGCGTCAAGAACTGTTCTGGGGGCAGGGCCAAACGTTTATGGTTTAATAAGAATTGAAAGCGAGAAACTCATTGCAGTTTCGGGGCTGCGCCTAGTTGGTAATGTAAAAGTGTCTAGTGAAGTAAATACAGGCACGAGTCCAAACTATGCTGGCATTAGACTTAGAAGCTCTAGCGGGTATGATGTTGCATCATACTTCTTGACTGGTCATTCAACGTGTCTATTTTTTGCGCCAAGTCCCTTGGCAAAAATGCAGATACTCTTCGACATTACGAAAGCCGATGGCAGTCCAGGAACCTATAGTAGAGATTACAATTTTAACTGTAATAATATACATTTACTTAATTCGCTTAATCCGCCAACTGCTGCTACTGCTACAGACAGCCCAGATTCATCAAACTGGAAAAACCAAGGTCCAGCATTTGATAGCATTTTTGATCTCTTTAATGGTTTTATCACCGCAGCAGACCGTTCGTTCACTCAATACTGGGTGAAGACAAGCGATGGCAATGGACCAGTTTACGGAACAAACGTCGTTGGGTCGCCTGGATTCGTTGGTAAGTTTGGTAATTACCATACACCTCTCAATTCCTCTGCCAATCTAAAAACGAGTGGCTTGTCTAGTTTGTATCCCAACGAACCAATGCAATTAGCTGCGGTTGCTGCAGGTGACACACCCACAACTATCTTTCGCGTTGCTGGTACAGGTGTGATCCCAGCGGAGAATACGTCAGGGCTCGGGCCTGGTCAAGTTAGTGCTGCTTCAACATTTACTGAACTCAATGTAGACGTTCGAACTACGCTTAAGGGCATTGATACTACTACTGCTAACACGGCATACGAGACTATGGTGCTGTGATCAGCCTGTCTAGGCTATAGCTAGCGGTCGGTATGGCCATCATCTCCCGGAGGTATTCCAATGAGCCTACAGCACATCCTTAAGAACAGCAGCGTATCGGGCAAGGAACCATTAGCCAGTCAGCTTGCTAATGGTGAGCTTTCAATTAATTATCACGCTGATGGGCCGTTTCTGTGTTGTAAGGACACAGCAGGCAATGTAAGGCGCGTGGCAGGCGTATGGGTGTCAGCTACTGCCCCGAGCACGCCATTTCCTGGTGAGCTATGGCTCGACACTGGAATCTCGCCCTCGCAATTGAAGGTGTACAAGGACACCACTGATGCGTGGGTGTTTGCTGGTGAGGTGAACACCGCCACCACGACCACTGAAGGTGTCGTGCGGCTAGCGACCAATGCCGAAGCCCAGGGTGGTACCAGCACCACGAGCGCGGTGACACCCGCTGCTTTGCAGAGCAAGATCAGCGATAGCACGAGCACCACCAGCTCCACCACCATCGCTTCAAGTACAGCCGTCAAGGCTGTGGCGGATACGGTTGGTGCAGCACTGCCCAAGAGCGGCGGGACGATCACCGGCATTTTGGAGATCGGCAATACCGGTCAGCTTCGTTTTGAAGGCAGCAGCAACGACGCCTATGAGACCACGCTGGCCGTTGAGGATCCCACTGCCACGAGAACGATCACCCTGCCTGATCGAAACGGCACAGTGATCACCACTGGTGATACGGGAACTGTTGCCACAGCGATGGTGGCCAATGATGCCATCACCTACGCCAAGATACAGAACGTCAGTGCCACTGACCGGCTGCTGGGTCGTAGCAGCGCTGGCGCTGGTGATGTCGAAGAGATTACCTGCACTGCCGCTGGCCGTGCGCTGCTTGATGATGTAGACGCTGCGGCACAACGCACAACGCTGGGCCTAGGCACCTTGGCAACGCAGAACGGAACGTTCTCGGGCACCAGCTCAGGGACCAACACCGGTGATCAGACGATCACGCTGACTGGTGATGTCACTGGTAGCGGCACGGGAAGTTTTGCTGCAACGATCGCCAGTGGCGTAGTGACTAGCGACAAGATCGCTGATGGCACAATTGTCAATGCTGACATCAATGCCAGCGCCGCTATTGCAGGCACCAAGATCAGCCCAGACTTCGGCAGTCAGAACCTTGCAACAACTGGTGACATAACCATTGGCGACAAGATTATTCATGCAGGCGATACGAATACCGCCATTCGATTTCCTGCTAATGATACGTTTAGTGTTGAAACGGGTGGAAGTGAAAAACTCAGGGTTGATGACTCCAACAGGCTCTTAGTTGGCACGTCTACGGCCGTTGCTTCGTCTACAGGTGTTCAAGGTGGTTTCCAGCATCAAGGAGCTACTTCGGCCTATGCGAATGCGAACCTTGGAAGATGGGTAGATGACAATAACGGTTACGCTATTTACTTCGGAAAATCAAGAGGCACTTCCGTTGGTACCCACGTTATTGTTCAAGAGAACGATTCTTTAGGATATTTAGCCTTTGAAGGCAGCGACGGCACTGCGTTAAAGCGGGCCGCAGCAATTTTTGCCCAAGTAGACGGCACCCCCGGCGCTAACGACATGCCGGGCAGGCTTGTCTTTTCTACTACGCCGGATGGATCAGCAACTCCGACAGAGCGGATGAGAATTGATGGCATCGGCAGACTGGGCTTGGGAACCAGCAGCCCTAGCGAAACTTTTCACGTAAATGGCAACGCAAGACTTGATGGCAAAGTCGGGATTGAAGAGATTGGTAGTGCTACAAAACTGCGAATATCTGGCGACATTCCTGATGATAGCGAAACATTTTCTATTGGCGTAAATTTAAGTGCAACGGCAAGCGCGTCAACCGATAACATCTACGGTTTTATTTCAGACATCAGGCCCACTTCGACCTCGGTCAACACTGTCACCTATATTTACAGATACAACGCTCGTCAATTAAATTCATTTGGGAGTGCTACAGTCACCAATCAATATGGTTTCTTTGCTTCTAGTGATCTTACTGGAGCCACTAATAACTTCGGATTTCATAGTGGCCTTGCCGATGCAAATGGCCGCTGGAACTTCTATGCTGCTGGCAGTGCTCCCAACTACTTCGCTGGTGACGTTCGCATTGGAAATAGCGCTGGCGTTAATATCACATCCAGCTCTTCTAATGGCCTTAGATTTTTTAACGACGGAGCCGCATATCATGTAAGGTCAGGCAATCTTTCCCTGTTTATCGGCAGAAATACAAACGATGGCAATTTGGTTGGTTTCTATCAAGATGGCATAAATGAAGGACTCATCTCCGTCGCTGGCTCTACCGTCTCCTACAACCCATTTCTTGGTTCTCACTGGGGACGGCTAGTTGACGGCAGTAAGCCTGATATTCTCCCTGGTACTATTCTTGATACTGTTGATCAACTCATTGAATGGAAACAAGCTAAATTCACGGTTGATGGAGAAGAAAAGATTGCGGCATACAATGGCCCCGCAGAAGTTGGTGACACTATAGAAATTGATTACGAAGGCAATTCCTATTCCGCCATTGTGCAAAACGAAGAGGAGGAGCCAGAAGAGCTAAATAAGCACGTTTGCGTGAAAGTGAATGACACGGCATCATCTAAGGCAGTATTTGGCGTGTTCCTTGGCTGGGACAATGACATCCCAGATAACATGGTTTCCACTTGGAACGACCTCTACTGTGCTGCCGTTGGTAACTATTTTGTGCGAATTGCTAATGGAGAAACGCTTGAGATTGGTTCTCTCATTGAAGCGGATGGCAATGGTTGCGGCATAGTTCAAAACGATGACATCATTCGCTCTAAGACTGTTGCCAAGATTACAAGCACCATTCCTCAGGAAGTTTATGACGATGGCTCATTCCTTGTTACGTGTGTCTTATGCTGTGGATAATTGCTGCGAACAACATGTGCCATTTAATGCTGTAGGCTATGAAGCAGAGACGGTTATGTGCTGGTTGCACTAAGACAACAGGGACGCTATTATACGAGAGAAACTGAATCATCCGATGACCACCACAATCTCCTGGAACATTGCCAATCTTGAGCGTGAAACCTCCGATGGCTATGTCTTCACTGCCCACTACACCGTTGATGCCAACGATGGCACGTATTCCGCTGGCGCCTATGGCAGCATCGGCTTAGAGCGCCCTGAAACCCTCATCCCCTACAGCGACCTTACCAAGGAACTCGTAGTTGGCTGGGTGAAAAACAAGCTCGGCACTGAGCAAGTAGAAGCCATCGAAGCCGCATTGCAGGCTCAGCTTGATGAACAACATGCGCCGAGCAAAGCTGCAGGCGTGCCGTGGTGACGCCCTACCCTGAACTAACTGCACCAGTTCAGTGGCTGTTCGTTCCAAGACAGGCACCGCACGCATTGATCACCAACCCGGACCACCAAAGACCACATCCCAAGGTCAAGGTCAACACTCACGGCCTCGCCGTCGCGGGCGCAAGAAGACCCGTGGGCAGGGCCGCTAACCTGTTCCTAGGTACTTTGACCGGTCGTGATTGAACTTGTAGCAGCACTGGCTGGTGCTTCAATTTCAGTCATCGCCATGATTTCCAGTTCCAGCCTGAAGCGTTCCAACGAAGGCCGCGAAGCACTGGTGCGGCTTACCGTTGGGCTGGAGAGTATCTCCAACAAGCTGGAGCAGCTGCATGTAGACATCCGCAGTGATCGCAAGGAAATCTTCAGTCGGATCGGTACGCTTGAAACCCGTGTCGCACGGATTGAGGCGCATACCAGCGAATCAATCCATTCATAGCCTGTAGGTGTAACTGCTACAGCATCGTGGACTTTATCAACCATCCTGCGTTCTGGATCGTGCTCGCAGCGGCCTCTGAGCTGATCGCGCTGTCCCCGCTCAAGTCCAACAGCGTCATCCAGCTGATCCTCCAGGCGCTCTACGCCATCCGTCCGGCAAAAAAGTAATTTCCGAGGTCGTCAGCGAGGCGGTCACGGCACCCATCAGCATCCTCCTCCCGATCATCGGCGGCAAAGACCACGCTGCAGCGATCAAAAACGAAATGCTGATCAAGCCGCGCCTTGATGCAGCGATCGATGCGTTCCACGACTCGCAACCGCCGGCGATGGCCGAACCGGTGATCAGCGAGCAACCGATCAACCCTGACCTGCAACCCGGCGATAGCGCCCTGCTGGGCGGTGAACTGCGCATCCAATCCCCATGGAGCAATGACTAAGACACCAGTGCGCTTTGCGGATCTGTTCCGCTACTGGCGTGGTGAACCGCATCAGCTGGCTGCGGTGGAACTACTGGGTCGCGAGATCCCGGTTGACCTGCTGAGCCGTGACCAGGAATGGTTCAAGGTCTGGTCTCAGGCCGGCAAAACCCCCGAGCCCGAGTGGTTAGCGCCAGCGTTGAAGATCATCAAGCAGTTCGAGGGTTGCCGGCTCGTGGCCTATCAATGCCCCGCTGGTATCTGGACCATCGGCTGGGGTGCGACGCGCCTGATTGATCGCCCCGTCCGCCAAGGCGACAAGATCAGCCAGCAGATGGCCGATGACATGCTCCAGCACTCGGTGGAGATCTTCGCCCGAGAACTGTTCAAGCTGCTGCCGATGGCGGCCAAGTGGCCTGGCCATCAAAGCGCGGCATTGATCAGCTGGATGTTCAATGTCGGCTCAGGATCCGTGCGGGAAAGCACCCTTCGATCACGACTCCTCGCAGGCCAAGACCCCAGGCAAGTCGTCAGAGAAGAGCTGCCGAAATGGGACAAGGCCAACGGCAAGCCACTGGCTGGTCTGACGCGGCGACGTGCTGCTGAGGTGAAGCTGTTCCTCGGGGCAGAAGCCGCAAAAAAGCTCAGTGACCACGGCAACCCACTCCAGGTGCCGTGGTATGCGCAGCTGGATTCAAGCACTGACCAAGGCAAGCGGATGTGCTTCAGCAGCTCGTGCGCCATGCTGCTCCAGTACCTCAAGCCCAATACGCTCACCGGTCCCAACGGTGACGACCAGTACCTCAAACGGGTCCAGCACTACGGTGACACCACCGAGATCGCAGCGCAGATCCGTGCGCTCAGCAGCTTCGGCGTTCGCGCCACCATGGCGAAAACCGCCACGGTTCAGACCCTGCGCAATCAGATCGATGCTGGCATCCCGGTGCCCTGTGGCTACATTCATCGCGGCCCGTTGAACCGTCCATCCGGTGGTGGCCATTGGCTGATCGTGGTGGGTTACTCCCCCAAGCAACTCATCGTCCACGACCCCTACGGCTGCATGAACCTGAACTCTGGTGAACGCGCCAGCAGCGTCGCACGGTTCGCCAAGTATGACCTGAACGACTTCGTGCTTCGCTGGTCCGTTGAACCCACTGGCCCCGGCACCTACAAGCACGTCGCCAACCGTGGCTGGGCGATCATCGCGGAGCGTTAGCGGTGTTTGCTTGTGAGCATATGCTCAAGAATTGCTATCGCACGGTGTCCATTCATACATTCCACGATCATATCGCGGTCAATCACAAGCCATACCGTACTGCCGCGATAATCAGTGCCAACTGTTATGTAAGGCGTTAGATCACGCTGTGTAAGCTGTGGTAACGTCGTGCGAGCCATGAATGACGATTGGCTGGTTCCACAACTCAGTCTGGCTACGCAACTAGAGCAAGAACTGGATCGTCGTAAGGCGGCGAAGTTATCGCATGATGAGCTGTCAATTCTGGCTGATACGCTCATCTGCAAGTGGTATCTGAATCAAGAGCTGATCAGTCGTCTGCTCAGGCAGGTGCAGTATCTACAGGTGAAGATCGCGCTATCGGATGCCAAGCCATCCAATCCCGAACCATCAGCTGAACACTATCAGTGGGCGCAGGATCTGTTGTCATTGATCCGTCAATGACTGAAGAACAGATCCAACTGATGATCAATCGCGCCATCGTGGCGCATGAGCTACGTGTTGCATTCTGGTCTGGGGTGCTGGGCGCTTTGCTGCTGTTCGGTACCTGGCACGCAATCTGGTTGCTCAGGTAAACATCGACAGCTGCACCGCATCACAGATCACGCCTTGAACCCTGTGCTCACCCTGCAGTGGTCGATGGCGCAGCCGCCGCTGGATTGACAGCAGTTGTGCAGACATCTGACGTGCCGTCATCCCGAGTTCTGCTGCAGCGTCCTGTTTGCTGCGGATGATCCCATCAAGACCGTACGCAACCCGTACGATCTGCTGCTGTGCTGCCGGCAGCTTGGTGAGCAGCGCTTCGACTTCCTCCACCTGCTCCAGGTACTGCTCGATGCTTTCCGTTTGGTCCTGATCGGTCAGCATCTCACCGAAGATCGTATTGCCATCGCCGTTATCAATCACGTAATCCAAGCTGCCGATCGGCAAGCTGTTCTCCACCAGCTGATCCAGCGTCGTCATGCTGACACCCAGCGTGGACGCTAGTTCCTGTCGCGTCGGCTCACGACCGTGCTTGATGGATAGATCACGGCGAATCACCTGCAGGCGATAGAGCTGCTGGTGATGGAGCACGGGGATCGTCACCGCCCTGCTGTAGCGATCCACCCAGCGGTTCACTGCCTGCCGAATCCACCAGTAGGCATAGGTCGAAAACCGATACCCCCTGGTTGGATCAAACTTCTCCACCGCGCTGATGATCCCTTCATTGGCGGCCTGGATCAGGTCATCCTGGCTGTGAGAACGCATCAGCCGCTGGCAGCGTTTGGTCACGTAGCTAACGGCAAGCCGGAGGTTGCAACGCACGAAATGCTCCCGCGCACGGTTGCCACGACGGCGGATCGATGCAGGACAGTGCTCAGGCCCATCGGGATGCTGCAGCCATGCCTGAACAGCAGTACCCAGCTCGATCTCCTGCGCTGGCGTGAGCAGCGGGTATCGACCGATCTGATCCAGCCACCAAGCGGTGCCACTACCCATGGGCGGTGTGTTACAGAATCCCAACTGAGCCATCATAGCGGATAGGTTCCGGATCTGCACCGCTATGATGGCCCGCAGCTGCAGTTCCCCATGACTCAGAGCCTCTTTGCACTCACCGGCGAAGCCCTCGCCATCCAGCAGCAGATCAATGCTGCAGCCGAGCAGCTCTTCTCTGAAGATGCGGCAGAAATCGAAACGGCAACCGTCACGCTTGAGAACCTGATCTCAGCCGAAGCGGACAACCGCCGTGCGATCGAAGCCAAGGCTGATGCCTGGTGCTGGGTGATTGATCACATCCGTGCGCAAGCTGCCGCACGGCATGAACACGCCCGCCGGTTGGATGCTTTAGCCGAAGCCGCAGCCCATCAGGCAGAGGTGCTGCAGGATCGACTCATCACGGTTCTGCGGCGCATTGATCCTGATGCCACCACCTGGAAACTGCCGGAACACAAGATCAGCAGCCGGAAGGTCGCCAGCGTTGAGCTGGATCTCGACACCATGCCAGCGGATCTGCCGGAGCAGTACCAACGCACGAAGACCACCGTCACCGCCGATAAGACTGCTCTTAAGGCAGCCCTCTCAAGTGGTGCTGTGATCGATGGCGTGAAGCTGGTGGAACGCCGCAGCTGGTCCATTCGCTGACAACATTTGTCCCACATCCGGAACCAGAAACACGCAATGACTAAGACTTTCCGCTGTGATGCTGCGCTCTCTGATCTGGTGCTGAACGCTGCGCGTGCAGCGATTCCACCAAATGCAGCGAACTACCACCTGAATGCAGGCATCAAAAACAATCCGCAGCTGATCTTGTTGGTGGCCTTGCTGGATGCCAGCAAAGCGGTTGCGGCTGCTGTTGCTGATAACGCCTGGGATGACTGCCGACCAGTTCCTGATGACGTCACCGCCGTACTGGTGCGGATGACGCGACACATCCTGAATGACGTTGAAGCGGCATCGCAGTGTCCGGATCAACAGGATTGGTCGCTGCCGTCCTGCAGCAGCAAAGAACTTGTCTGACCAATGATTTATTCCATCATCTACCGCAAACACAATGAAACCCACGAACTTGAATGGTACGCACCGTCCTACTGGTCCGCAGCTACCGTGCGAAAATGTTTTGAAGACCGTTTCAGCGAAGCGGAGATTATCGAATTCACTGTATGCGGCAAACCGGAATGAAGAGCGGTACCGCAATGTAGTTTCATTTGAAAGTTACCAAGCGCAGAAACGCCGCGAAGAGCAACAGCTAGCACAACGTAAGCATTGCCGATTTTGTTTCATTAGTAATCTGATTGTTTGGTCGCTGGTGGTAGCAGGTTTCACCTGGATGGCGCAGGTGATGCACCAAGAACGACTGCAGATGGAACAGCAGTTGTCATCGCCATACCGGCCATGACGCACTCCAGTTCAATGATCCGCCGTGTACTCGTCAGCCGGCAACCAACAGCCGAGCTTGCGCAACGGTATCAGTGTTCAACGAGCACGATCAACCGAATTCGCCGCGGTCAATACTTTGCTGATCGCTACCCCGACCTTCCGCGGTGGGGAAGCCGGGTTTGTAATGACTGCAAGCACTGGCTGCGTGATGAACGTTGCGGGCTTGAGTTTCCGGATGCGTTGCAGGAAGGCCCGTTGTATGCGCGGGACTGCTCGGTGTATGAACGGAGGGTGCGATGACACCACGCGAAGCGTTACGTCGGGTCGCCGCCTCAGCCTTGGCGAATCCGAATTTCGACACGAGTCGGATCACCGATGTAGATCGTCTCCGCGATGTACTCCAGCGCGAGTACCCGGAGTATTTCGTCTGCAGCGGCGTCAAACGCATTGGGGCTGGAGAACAGCTCGAACAGGCTCCGCCAGTCCGGTCCTGATTCCGGTGGCGTGGTGATGAGCGACCGCTCCAGGCGTTCGATCGAATCTTCCAACCCTGGCACGCCTTGATCCTGCAGTGCCCGCAGCTGCTCCAGCTGCTGCTGTCGTTGCTGTTGTTGCTGATCTATTACCGGCAGCGCCGGTGTTGCGGCAACTGCACCCATCTGCTGTGCGGCATCGCGCAGCGCATCGACCAGCTGGTTGCGTATCTTCCATTCGGCCAAGCCACGGGCGTACCAGTTGCAGCAGCTGTTGCTGCATCGCAGCCGCGGTTTGCCCGCCGCCTGGATGTAGTGCATCCGCTTGTTACAGCATCCGCAACGCACTAGCCCTGTAAGCAGCCGCACGGTTCGTGGTGAGCGGGTGTGCACCGCCTTGCGTTGATCCAGCAGCCGTCGCGCTCGATGCCATTCATCCCAGCTGATCAATGCTTTGACCTGATCCGCTTCGTTGTTCACCACACCGCGAAGGATCGGATTGTTTATCCATCGGCCAAGGCCAGGGATTGACCAATCAAGTCGATGCAGGCGGATCGTGCGGCCCAGCATGAATTCGTTGGCTTCCAGGTCATCCCACAACTTCCGCGCCGCCTTGTAGTCCTTCGGATGTGGTGCTACCTGCGAGCCGTCGTAGACGTAGCCAAACGGTACACGTCCACAGGCATAGTGCCCTTCGGCCTTTCGACGTTTGAGGCCATTCCGGACATTGATCGATTTGATCATGCTGTCCACCTCATTAACAGTGGAGAGAACACCAGTAAGCAGCCGCCCGGCCGGGTCGGCTAGGTCGCTGGGCGTGCCGTCCAGGAACCGCACAGTCACGCCGCGACGTGCGCACATCCGAAGGAACGGCAGCTCATCACCACGACGGCTGAGGCGTGATTGGCTAATTGCTACTACCTGACGGCATCGACCGGCCGCTACGAGCGCCTGCAGTTCTTCCCAGCCGGGACGACGGGCATCCTCGCGGTAGGCGGTCCCACGCTCGCGTATTACCCGTTCACATCCGGCTGAGAGCAGCTGCTGGACTTGCGCGTCTATGGAGATGTCTTGCTCGGCCTTGTCGGTCGAAACCCTGGCATAGCCGACGATCACAGGCGGATTTGGGCATGGTGCATAAGGAACCTACAGCAAGCGGAAGGTTCGTTAGTGACCATGCCTAGCCTGAGCCATGGAGCACCTGCCTACCACTGAGCTAATCATCCGCGACGGGCGACCCATTTGGCTGATCGAGTGTGGTGGCGTAACGGTGGAGCACAGCGACCGGCACACCGCAGCCGAGCAGTTCAGTGCCGAATGCCAACGCCGCGGTCTGCAGCTCCCTGACGGTGGGCAGCAGCCGCGGCGTGGTCCATCAGAGGTGGATGAGCCCGGCGTCTGATCAGCGTTCGTCTAAGGCCGCGGCCATGTCCTCTTCGATCAGCTCACGCTGGCGCTGCTGATACAATCCGGTGTACGTGCTGCAGGTACGTCCTGAGCGTTGGTACAACGCTTCGAGGTACGCCTGCCGGCGGGTTTCAAGGATCGGATCAGTCATCAGTACCTATCAGGTCGCTAACAGCCTGCGCACGGTGGTGCGACTGCAGCCAAGCCGATCTGCAATCCGCTGCTGTGTCCAGCCGTAGGACCGCCAACGACGAGCACGTTGCTCGCGTGACTCGGTGGCCCAGAGCAGGATCAGCAGCGGTAGCAGGATCAAGGCCGCCATCCAGGCAGCGATGCAGGTGATGGTCATGGTGGGAAATGCTGTGGAACGTCACCGGCGCGCTCGGCCTGGTGGCGTCCCGCAACACTACCGCACCGGTTCCGGAACTGCAACTGCAATCGGTCGACCCGTACCCCAGCTGATGCGTGTGTTGCGTGACGTTAGGTATTCAGGTTCCTGTTGCGTAAAAAACCGATGGCCACAACTTAAACACTCACGATGACGTGTTAGTTCACCATCTGCATTGCCTGTTGCTAGCACTTTAGTTTGCGGATTCTTGCATTTTGGACACGGAAATGCACCAGCGGTCATGAGTTGAGGCAGAACAGTTGTGCAATACGATTTGAATAAAGAACCTGGCACGCGTGCCATTTCTGCGGCAGCCACCAGCAGATCATTGTAATAAGAACAACACCTGCCACGATTGCAATTACAGTTCCGGATTGGGAACGTGGCTGGAGTCGGTTCATGGTTCCAGCGCCTGCTGCACCAACGGCTTCAGCTCCTGTAGCTCGCGCCAGATGTAGCGGTCCTCCAGGTCGCCGTAGTCGTACTCCAGGGCCTCATCAACAGCCAGCTCAGCCAGTGCTAGCAGGCGGGTGAGCAGGTCAGTCATCGGTCGGCCTCCAGTTCCAGTATCCGCGCAACCCATGCCCATGGGTAGCCATTGCGATCCCGCAACCAGGCCGCTACCTCACGAATCGCGGCGCGGTCCACCCGCTCCACCAGCGAGCTGGTGGGGGATGTGGCATGCCGTTGCTCCGCCAACCGGCAATACGACGTGCCCTCGTCGCTGGTCACAACATGCGGGCAGGTAGCGCCGGCCTCCAGTGCTTCGACCCTGGCGCGGAGTTCCAGCAGGCAATCGTCAGTGCTGCTGACTTGTTGGGCGTAGCGTTCAACTGTGACCCAGTGCTCAGGTGTGGAGCGGTGTGGTCTGGTCATGCGGCCATCTCCATATCAAATAATGATGCAGCGCTGCCCTCTGCTTGTTCTAAGAACTTGGCAGCCTGGCGGGCATACTCCGGCTTCAGCTCCACGCCGATATAACGGCGGCCCATCTTTACGGCCTGGTAGCCGGTGGAGCCGATGCCGTTGAATGGGTCCAGCACCAGATCGCCGGGGTTGCTGTAAAGGGTGATGCAGCGCTCTATTACGTCCAGCTGCAACGGACAAATGTGCTTCTCATCCTGCTCACCACGTGCCTGCCGGCCGTTGAGCACCTTCGTCTGGTTCACCTGCATCCACACCGGGCTGGCCAGTTCCTGCCACATGCTCACCGGCAGATCCTCAGGCGTGTGCGTGATCGGATCCGGGTTCTCCTCGTCCTTGCGGAAGAACAGCATGTAATCCGGCATTCCTACCCTGCTGCGGCTGCTGTCCTTCTTCAGCTGCTTGTAGAGCAGGCCCAGTGCCTTGGTGCGCTGCATCTCAATTACTGGATCCTTCCATATCGTGCAGCGGGCGTGATAGACCCAGCCGGCTTCCTGGTGGGCGCGGATCAGATCACCACCAAAGTCATGGAGGCCAATGAATCCATCCTTGCTCTTCCTAGCCGGCAGGTCCGAGCAATGCACGCAAGCAATACGGCCTGGCTTGATGGCGCGGTACAAAGCCTGCGCAAAATAGGCGTAGTGTTCCATGAATTCGGCGTGGCTGCCGCAGTTACCCATATCGCGCTCTGAATCTGAATAGACAAATAGATCAGAAAATGGTGGTGAAAATACAGCCATATCAATCAGCCCCTCGGGCAGGCCGTTCATAATCTCGATGCAGTCGGCCACGTAGACGGCCCAGCTGTTGCCTTGGTAGTCAGGTTTCATGCGGTAAGGAAGTTGGGTAGTTGAACGATGGCGGTCCTGGTGTATGCCCTCTTTGTCGCCTGCTGCTGATACCCGTTCATCGCATCAGCCATCGCACGCTTCATCCGGGCGTGATCAGCGGCCTTGCGCTGCACGTTGTTCCAGATGCTGGTCTCGGTGTCGCTGATGATTACGTGACAGGTGACGGGATTGGTCTGCCCAAAGCGCCAGGCCCGACGTACTGCCTGATAGTGCTGCTCATAGCTATGGCTGACGCTGGCGAAAATCACCGTGTTGGCGTGCTGCCAGTTCAGGCCTAGGCCGGCCAGCTTCGGCTTTGACACGATCACTCGGCGTTCACCGAATGTGAACGCGTCAAGCGCTGCTACCTTCTCATCCAGTGGCATGGATCCATGCACTTCGATGGCATCAGGAATTGATGCCGCCAATGCTGCGGATTCGCCGTTGGTCTCGCACCACACGATCACCGGATCGGTGCTGCTGTTCGCTAGATCCGCTGCCCTAGCCACTCGATCCTCCATCGTCAGCCGTTTCTCGCGGTGGATGGTGGTGGCGCTGCCATCAGGAATCCTAAACAGCATCCCATCGGGTACGTCCTGCGTGATGTCGGCGGTGACCGTATGAAGCTCGTAATTCAGTGGCGGCAAGATGAATCCTTCGTCATCACCGCCCAGATCTGATGGCAGCGTGGCAGTTCGAGACCAGCTGCTGACCCAACGCCAGAAGTCTGCCTGCGCATGACCCTTCAATCGCCAGTCCTGGCTGGCGGTGCTGGTGTCATTGACAAACCAACGGCACAGCATCTCCATGCTCCCTAAGTGGCCGAGGAACTCGGAATGATTGCCCAGCTCCATGTGATCGTTTGGCGCTGGTGTGGCGGTAGCTGCCAGCCGGTAGTGCGTAGCGCTGAATGCCTCGCACAGCATTCGCTTCGTCGGCCCTGAGAAGCTCTTGAGGATGCTGCTCTCGTCAAGAACGACGCCGCCGAATACGGATGGATCCAGCTTCGGCAGCCGCTCATAGTTGGCGATGTTGACGCCTGGCCCTACGTCCGACTGCTCCCGCACGATGCGTGCATCAATGCCGATCGCTGCGCACTCACGCACCATCTGGCGGGCAACCGCCAAGGGCGTCAGGATCAGCGACGGCTTGCCACTGGCTTCGGCGAACTCAGCTGCAGCAGCGGCCTCCACCCGAGACTTGCCCAGGCCTGTGTCTAGAAATGCCGCTGATCGGCCCTTCTCGCACGCGAATTGCAAAGTGGCCTGCTGGTGAGCAAACAGATCCCACTTACCTTGCGACTGAAATCCAGATGACTGCGCAGCAGTGCCCTTTGCTGCAATAAATGCTCGATAGCGCTGCAATGTACCAGTCATCTCCTCACCTCCTGCTCAATCGCATCCGCGCAGTCATCCCATCCTTTGTCCTGCTTCCGCATCCACAACGCAACAGCACACAACGCTGCCTTCGCTTCGGATTGATACACGTACGGATCTGGATACCGACTTGGATGAATCGCGCAGCTCACCTGATCCAGCAACCCTCCTGAATATGCCGTTGGTGTGCTCTTGCTCTCTAATGCACTCACCCGTTCTTCTAGTTCCATAATGCACGCTGCATCTGGATTCTTGTTCTCTGCCCACAATGCAACGCGTCCCCAGTTCCAGTCGCGGTCGTTCATCATTTACTTGCCCTCCTTCCGCACCTGAACCGGCATCACCAGATACGTAAACCCATCATCATCAGGCGCTCGCAATACAGCCGGTGTCGTTGCACTATTGCAGTGCAATACCACATCATCAGCGCCCATACTCTTCAGGCCATCGATCAGATACCGCACGTTGAACGCAATCTCAATATCATCACCCTTAAACTCAGCTGCTAGTGCTTCGGATCCGCTGCCTACATCCTGTGCATTGGCCAGCACCATTACCTGGCCGCGGCTACCATCCGCACTCAGCTCAATCACATTGTTGTGCTGATCTGCTAGTACCGCAACGCGCTCCAGTGCATTGATCAACCCGCGGCGGTTGATCGTGATCTCCTTGCTGAATGATGCAGGGATCAGCTGCGCATAGTTCGGATACGTGCCATCCAGCGTGCGGGTCGTCAGTACCTGATCACCACACGTCGCAACAACCTGTGCCTTGTCGTAATACAGGCTGATCGTTTCATGCTTACAGCTGCTCATCATTCGATCCAGTTCTTTCATCGACTTCGCTGGGATCGTTGCAGCAAACGTCTGCTTACCTATCGCGCCCTGCTGGGT